TGGGTGTAGTCCGGAAACCCGGATAAAAAAACTACAATACCTTTAGAAAGGTAACCACTTAAAGCTTATTTGACTTACAATCCTACGATGGATACAAATCCACCGCTGTGACTTTAGTCTTCCAGCCGCTCCTCAAAACATAGGGATCGTTATCTCTGTCGTCGGCATCGCTTTCGACATTGACTAAAATCCGCGTTTTTTTGGAGCCCTTTCCATCATATACAATAGTATAGCGTGGCTTTTTGAGCTTCGCAGTCCTATAGATTGAGTACAGTGGATAAAGTTGGTCACCCAACTCTAACTCACTATCTTCAACAAACGGGACTTTCGTTATCGTTTTAAAACGAAAAGGAGGTTTAACAGACCCTACTGAAAGCTTACGATGTTTTTTACACATACCGTTCCATTCTAACTCACTGGTCGCCCAGCGCGTCTTTATGGGTTTAGTACATTGAACGTTATGTCGTAAGTGCATTCTATACTGGGGATCAGCAATATCATAATGAATATGACCATCACCAAAACCAGGAGGTCCAAAGGAGACAACATTATTTGATTTGTTAAATATGAGCTGCTCAAGCTCGTATCTAAGCGGTTCAAACAAACCCCAATTGGCCCTGTCGAAATTCAACAGCCCGATCAGTCTTGCATCGGACCATCTATTTTTCTTATAGAAAGGTCGGATATTAGTACCCAAGAAGAAGTCGGCCCCACAACTCTCACGGAATGGTCCATCAGTATAGCTCTTTGCAGAGTTAACTTCAAAACCAAAAAATTCCAAGTTGTGGAATAGCTTATTCAGAAACTCAGGATCTGAAGGGACAATTAAGTCATCTCCAAAAACTGAGATTAAATCTGTTTTTAAGCCGGCTCTAACACAAGTAACGTAAGCGATAGCATAAAAGATAATGGATTCAAGTTCGAATGTGAAGCCATTTCCCATAGAGGAAAACATCTCCAACTCTATAACTTTATCATTATACTTTACCCTTCTAGTACGTAACTGATCTAATAAATTAAACCAGTCTTCTGACTGAATGAGGTGAAACACTACCAAACACGCAATTGTATTACTGGCATTTTTTAGGTCAATCGTAGCAATGTTGTTGTGAATACTACCAACAGCTGCATACGATCTATTTTCCACCTGACTTGTCAAATCGACACCGCAGGTGGCTAAAAAACGTTTCTTTAACTCTTTACCTATCCCAAGCTGACCGAGGCCTGCTAAGATAGATTCAATAATTATCGAACGTAATGTTTGCCAATTCTTGTTTACCCATGAAAGTTTTGCAACCGCTAATGAGAGCTTGTTAAGCTTAAACATATGCGGAAGCTCTTTAGTGAACTCTTCCAAGAGTTCATTCGAGAAATCATGGTAATAAGTCATAGGAACGTTCAACTTGTGACGTCCCGATGTGTATTTTGCGCTGGAACATCCAACGTTCATCCCTGGTCCAAAACGCAGATCTAGGTCTTCCAACTTGGGGCAATCACCCAAAATATCAGAAATTTTCTGAGAAACGGCAACAACAAGTCCGTCCTCACAGAACAATAATTGTTCTGTCTGATAAAGAAGTGAAAACCTTTGGTTGGTCCTCTTACATCTGCGTTCGGTTTCGGCAAACGACAATTCGGCGTTGACTTTCTTATCAACACCAGCAATCACTAGGTCAGCATCTTTTGCGTATAGCGCAAGACATTGTCTAGCAAAGGCCAGTGAGGTGGGATCGTCATCAGCACGATAGTCAATGCTATATGCACATATCTCTTGGATATTTTTATTCGCGACGAGATTACATAATTCGTCTGCGAAACGTCCTGAGTGATTTGCACAATACCACGCGAGTCTTCTGGTGAATCTTTCTGATTCATCGCGTCTCCAAAGATTGAATATGTTGTACACAGGTTTATTACTTTTCATAGTAATTTGTCCTTTTTCGTAAGGATTAAAAGAATGATTAAGCGTTAGTAATTTGCTTGATCATTTTGGTATGGATCTAGAAACATTGCGTTAGTATCATTGGCAAAGCCACGGTGATACAAGAGCAAATCTTTTACTCCATGTTCCGACATACGTTTGTGTATCACATAATCTGTTACGATTAGTGACTCGCCGATTTTTCTTGGTTCGGCGACGTATCCCTCTGCGTTGTTTCCACTCACAGTATCCATGATAGGCACTACAATCCGAGTGCGCAACTTTCTGACATTTCTGTCCTTAGACGGCAACTTAGCGATGCTAATGGTAGGTCTTGCTTCGGCAATTAAGCCTTCAGTAGTGTCCACCAAAACAAGCTCGTTGCTCGAATGGCTTTTGTGTCCAAAAATGTGCGGCACTGGTGTATCTTGCGAATCTTGAATACTTCTAGTAGTGATGGCAGCCATCAGTTTACCTCATTTTGTTAAATTAATAAAATGTTAAAAGTCAGACCTGACTATAACACAAAACTTAGTTGCGATATCTTTTAACAGTGGTGTTAAGTAAAGCCATTCCGTTAAGCATATGCTCCCAGCCTAAAGATTTTTTAATAGGTTTAAAGGAAGGCGTGCCCAGGAACAAACTTGCAAAAACGTCCCCTGTTGCAGAAGTCGTTAGGACCTCACGTGAGAAAGAATAATACTTCTTACTGGCTATCGAGGAGTAATCCCCGACAAAAGCGCCAGATTCGGTAATTTTCTTAGTGAGTATGAGCTGGTCGATATGAAGATCGGTCCACGTTGCGCGACCTTCCATGTAGTCTTCAAAAGGTAAAAACCAATTGGCGACAAATAACCATGGAGTCTTGTTCGTAATGGCCCTTCCAATATCACCTAAACGCAAGTTCTCTCTCCAAGTAGGCGGCTGCGCGACGGTTACATAATATCTGTGCGATATAGTTTTTCTACACGTCCATTTATTATTACCATTCGACGTAACGTTCATAGCTTGGAGCTTGCGGGTCACTCTAAAACTAGTTTTTATAGGCCTACTAAGCGTTGCAGCGATTGACTTACCAAGCCCTTCAGCATCAGATAGCATAGGCCGCCAACCATACTGTACTTCTAGTATAGCATTGGCTAAAGCGGTTCTATCATCAAATGCAGAGCGGTTCTTGAAATGTCTTTTCATTGTTGCATAGTATTTTTCACGCCTCGATAACTTATCGCCACCAGCAAGGAAGCTGGCAGCTTTATAAAGTTTACCAGACTTTAACGCACCAAAAAACTTAGCTAAACGCGTAGCAGTTTCGCCAATCAAGGCCATACTTTCGCTTGCTTCAGCTATGAATATGGATGCGCTAAAATCGTGGTCTCGAATTTTATTTCCGAGTTTTATCGATAATTTCAGCGTGTCATTGTCATCCCAAACTAATAAAGGAATGACGCCAACACCATAACCCGCGAAAACTGAACCGATACGACCGTCAGGAAGTATCTGTCCACCATCGTAAGTTTGGTTAACTGTTTTAGAATAGTTATGCGGAGTCATATCATCAGGAGAAGCGCGATTCGTACCTTGCCACTGTTTTTCGAAGTATTCGCCATACAGGCCGGATCCTCCAAATGCAGTCGCGCCGTAACGGCGATTATCCGAGATTTGATGTCCGTAGCTCATGAACTTTCGTCCATAGTAGTTTCATCTACTTCTAAGTTAGAAACAGCTGTGTATCCATTTATCCAAAACTCCTCATCTGAGTAGTACATATCTAAACGTTTGCGAAACTCACCAGCCAGAGCCTTGTGGGCCTGGGACCGTATAATCTTGCCATTTTGTGGCAACGGTAAAAGTACACCAATATTTCCAAAAACTTCGTCATGGTCGCCGTCCATTTCTAACGAAATGGCAACGCCCTGCACTAGTGTGGAAGAACCAGATTTCTCTGGAATTAGTGTGTCGGTAAGATCACAAATGAGTGAAGACATGATATTTCTCCTAAAAGGCTAAAGATAAT